TTCTATAGATTTCGCTATTGCTACATTTTTGTTATTAACAATTTCGATTTTTAGTTTCATAATCTTCTCCTTTAGTTAATTGATATAAAAACTATATTCATAATAAACAAGCTCATGCAATAAGTCTATAGGATATATGCACAAATATCTTATATAGTCAACCCTTTGCGCGCGTGTGTCGGCCGTGGCTCGCTTCGCTCGCTTCGCTCGTTGGGGGGGATAGGGTATAGAATGAATCTAATAGCATATTAATGAATAACAGGCGAAGCCCATAATATCTATTAGAATGAATCTATACCCTATCCCCCCCAACGAGCGAAGCGAGTGGGTTGTATATAGAAGAAAAAAATAGACATGGAGAGAATATCCAGAAACTTTGACAAATAGAGCTACCCCCTTCATCATAGGAAACATTGAAAACGATTTGGCCACAAAAAATTTTAAAATTTCAAAATATTTGGCATGGAAAATCCTGACATAAATATAGAAAAACTAGCAGAGCAATACCCTGAAGCTACCAGAGAACTGTTAGAACTGACTGAAGCACTCAATTCCAAACAACTACAGCGTGAAGGACAAGAAAGTTTTTTGACCTACATCAATCACATGTGGCCAGACTTCGTAGAAGGCAGACATCACCAGATATTTGCAGAAAAACTAGAGCAAGTAGCACAAGGCAAGATAAAACGTTTGATAGTGAACATGCCACCAAGGCACACCAAGTCTGAATTTGCCTCTACCTTCTTCCCATCATGGATCTTGGGCCGTAATCCTAAGTTGAAGATCATGCAAATTACGCACACTGCAGAACTAGCGTTTCGTTTTGGTAGAAAAGTCAGGGACATAATAGATTCAGAGGCGTATCAAGATGTATTTCCTGGCGTAAGTCTAAAAGCGGATAGTAAATCGGCAGGAAGGTGGGAGACAAATGGCGGAGGCGAAGCTTTCTACTCTGGTATTGGCGGTGCAGTAACAGGACGTGGTGCAGATTTGCTAGTTTTGGATGATATTCACTCGGAGCAAGACGCTCTTTCGCCCACGGCCTTGGACAATGCATGGGAATACTACAGTTCTGGACCCCGACAAAGGCTACAGCCAGGCGGAGCTATCGTTATTGTCATGACAAGATGGAGTGTCAAAGATCTAACAGGGCGATTATTGAACAAACAGGTAGAAGATCACGCCGATCAGTGGGAAGTAGTTGAGTTCCCCGCAATATTTCCTGATAGTCAAGAACCTTTATGGCCTGAATATTGGCAATTAGCAGAATTAGAAGGGGTAAAAGCCTCTATACCTGTTAGTAAGTGGGAAGCACAGTGGATGCAAAACCCAACTTCGGAAGAAGGGGCGATTTTGAAGCGAGAATGGTGGCAATTGTGGGAAGAAGACGAGGTTCCAGAGATGCAGTACGTCATACAGTCGTACGATACAGCCTATACCAAGAAAGAAACGTCTGACTACTCTGCAATTACAACATGGTGCGTGTTTTACCCTGATCCTAACTCTATGAGACCAGCTTTACTGTTACTTGATGTTAAAAAAGGTAGATGGGACTTCCCTACGCTCAAGAAAGAGGCTTATAAACAGTTTGAATATTGGGATCCAGACACAGTAATCGTAGAAGCCAAGGCCAGTGGTCTACCGCTCACGGACGAACTACGTCATGCAGGTATTCCTGTGGTCAATTACTCACCTGGCAAAGGACAAGACAAAATTGCAAGGGTAAATGCGGTCGCACCCATGTTGGAATCAGGCATGGTGTACGTTCCAGACACACGTTGGGCGGAAGAATTAGTAGAAGAATGTGCAGCGTTTCCATTTGGAGATCATGACGACTTAGTAGACTCGACAACGCAAGCGTTAATGCGTTATCGACAGGGCGGATTTATTGGTTTAGAATCGGACGATGATCTGCAGGATAATCAACCGAGACGGATCAGAGAATATTATTAGGAGAGAGCAATGGCTGACAAAGGCGAAAAGATAAAGGACCAAGGATTTGTTCCTTATGCAAAGCAAACTGATATGAAAGCACCCATGACCAAACCTGGAGACGGGAAAGGCAAAAGCCGTGGTGGTGGCGATGCAATGAGAGGCACAAAGTTCACAGGCGTTTACTAAACTGTAAATGGCAGAAAACAGCAAACCAACCAACATAGAAAGGTTGTCAGATCTTATTGATCTGGAAGTACAAGACGGCACAGAAGTTCAGATTGAAGAACCCATGCAAACGGGTGAAGGTGATATTGCCGTTGAGCTGTCTGAGGAAGGCGCACAGATAGACTTTTTTCCTGACGAAGAAGTTATAGACACCACACCATTTGATGCGAACTTAGCGGAGTACGTTGATGAAGGCGAGCTAGGACGAATTGCTTATGAGTTAGTCACTGACTACGAAGAGGACAAAGGAAGTCGTCACGATTGGGAAGATGCATACGTAAAAGGATTAGATCTACTTGGATTTAAGTACGAAGATCGAGACAGACCTTTTCCAGGAGCATCAGGCGTAACCCACCCTATGCTCGCCGAATCCGTAACCCAGTTCCAAGCGCAGGCATTTAAGGAACTACTACCTAGTAAAGGCCCTGTCAAAACTAGAGTGATGGGTAACGAAACTCCAGAAACCGAAGACCAAGCACGAAGGGTAGAAGAGTTCATGAATTACCAGATCACTACGGTAATGGAAGAATATACCCCTGAAATGGACCAGCTGTTATTTTATTTGCCACTAGCAGGAACAGCATTTAAGAAAGTTTATTACGATCCAAGCAAACAAAGAGCGGTTAGTACGTTTGTACCCGTAGAAGATCTAGTAGTTCCCTATACAGCAAGTGATTTACAAACATGCGAAAGAGTGACACACGTAGTCAAAATGACATACAACGATGTTAGGACACAACAGCTTGCAGGATTCTATAGAGACATACCACTACAGCCAGCCGAAACAAACATAGGCAGCGAAACCACAGACAAAGAAGACGAACTAGAAGGACTCAGTGCCACCACCAACGATATGATGTATGAATTGTTGGAGTGTCACGTATCCATGGACATACCAGGTTTTGAAGATCCAGACGGATACCACCTACCTTTTATCATCACAATAGACAGAGCATCTAATGCTGTTTTATCGATCAGACGAAACTATCGTCAAGATGATCCAATGAGAACAAAGATACAATACTTTGTACATTACAAGTTTCTTCCTGGCCTTGGGTTCTATGGGTTCGGCTTAATACACATGATTGGCGGTTTGTCTCGAACTGCCACAGGAGCCCTACGACAATTGATCGATGCAGGTACGCTGGCAAATCTACCTGCTGGATTCAAGGCCAGGGGACTTAGAATCAGGGACGACGAGACTCCACTAGAACCAGGAGAGTTCAGAGATGTAGACGCACCTGGCGGAGCACTAAGAGATTCATTGATACCACTACCTTATAAAGAGCCATCGGGGACATTACTACAGCTGTTAGGTTTTTGTGTAGAGGCTGGACAGAGATTTGCATCGATTACAAATCTACAAGTAGGAGAAGGTAATCAAGAGCTACCTGTAGGGACGACTATGGCTTTGCTAGAACAAGGCACAAGAGTCATGTCCGCAGTACACAAAAGACTGCACTATGCACAAAGAACAGAATTTAAGATACTAACCAGATTATTTGCAGAGTATCTACCACCTGTATATCCATACCAAGTTATAGGTGGAGACCAACAAATCAAACAAGCAGACTTTGATAATAGGGTTGATGTAATCCCTGTCAGTGATCCTAACTTCTTTTCTATGAGTCAGAGGATTACATTAGCTCAACAAGAACTACAGTTAGTTCAAAGCAATCCTCAGATACATAACATCAAAGAAGCTTACAGAAGAATGTACCAAGCGTTAGGTACAGAAAATATTGAAGCGTTATTTGCACCAGATCCACCACCCCCCGTTCCGATGGATCCTGCGAGTGAGAACAGCGCAGCACTAATGGGTGCACCTCTTATGGCATTCCCTGATCAGGCGCATCAGATTCACATAGAGGTGCACTTATCTTTCTTAGAGTCGGGAGCTGGTATGACAAACCCAGCTGCAGTACCAATGATGGTATCGCACATATTCCAACACGTATCTTTAGAAGCACAGAACCAAGCTAATCAGCAGATGCCAGATCAACCTGCACCTGTCCCAGCTATGCAACAAGGAGGAATGATGATGCCACCCCCACCTAATCCTGCAAAAGAAGCTTTGAAGGCACAACTAGAATTAGAGATCATGGAATCAATCATGCCTAGAATCGAGAAGATACTATCTACTGACGATGGCGTAGTTGCACTGAAACAACAAGAGCTTGCAATACGTGCAAAAGAAAATGAAGATGATAAGATGATCGCAGAGGAGAGAATCAAACTGGATAAAGCAAAGCTTAAACAGAAAGATGAATCCGAAGAAGAGAGGTTAAAATCTCAAGAAGACATAGCAGCAATGAAAGTAGCAGCGGATAGAGAAAAGAAATGATTAGTAGAAAGTCTGAGTATGAAAGAGAAATAGTAGACAAAGATGCAATAGTAGACAGAGATGCAGTCGAACAAGCAGTACAAGCTGCTATGGCTTCTGCTGGCGTAGGTCAATTAAACTTAGGATCTTTAGGAACAAGCGGACAATCTGTTATGGAAGGTGAACCAATAACTTTAGCTGCTGACCCTGTAGCTCCAGTCTTTGACAGAAGCGATGTAGCGGGTTCGTTAGCTGCTGGTTTAGTTCCAACACAAGCAGATATTTTACAAATCTATACACCATATCTTTTTGGTTATTCGAGTGGCTTAGAAAAAACTTTTAATGACGTAAGAGCTTTAGAAGAAGCTGGTTATGCCTTAAAAGAAGCAGCACCAACCAGCACTATTTCTCATTTCGAAATGAATGATACAGGAGGTGGGAAGTTTATACCCAAGACTTCTGGTTTAACCGAATCTGAGTCACCCATGTCAACTATGGTTGAGCCAGAGGTCACCCCAATGGACAGTGATATAGACAGAGCTGTTGCTGCAGCCGTAGCCTCAGCCGTAGCATCTGGTGGAGACATGCCAGTACAAGTTGCTGATGATCCTGTAATGGCTGCGGTTGAAACAGCCGTGGGCAACGGTCAACCGACCACGGACGATACTATATTAGATCCAGATGATATGGTAGTAGGAGCTATGGTAGTAACTCCATATTACAATCCCGTAACAGGCGAAACTTTTGACCAAACAAATACTGCACAGCCTGTTCCAGAAGGATTTATACCCGTTCCAGAAGGAGGCATCCCTACTACAACAGAAACCCCCGCACAACCAGATTTCATGACCCAGCTAAACGAACTGATAGCAAGTATGCAAGCTGAGCAAACAGCAGCAGCCGAAGCACAAGCAGCTGCCGAAGCAGAAAGACAAAAGCAAGCTGCTGAAATGACACAGAATTATACGATTGGGCAACCAGCCGTAGGTTATAACCCGTATGAAAGCGGACAATATCAAAACAACCCGTATGGCTCTGCTGGCGTACCAGACATGGGAGGTATAACATCTATACCAGTCCCTGCAGCCTATACCCCTAATCCTTATTTAACAGGAGGAATGACATAGATTTACTACAATTCGCGACAGCTGTACTGCGCGCCATAGATGAAAAAGAACAGCAACTTCAAGAAATACTCTCCAACGGCGAAGTCCGAGATTGGGAGCATTACAAGAATCTGACTGGTCAAGTCGAGGCGTTGAACTACACACGAGAAGAAATTCGACAACTAATGAAAAACCAGGAGATATAAATGCCAAATCCAAGCAATCTAGCCATGGAAGAACAATGGAAAAAGAAAGAAGCGGAACAGTCTGCTTTAGAGAAAGCTTACCAATCAGGTAAGAAGAAAGGAGATGCGACTACGCTTGATCCTGATAAATTAGATTCAGAACTACTAGACCAACTACCTTCACCAACAGGGTGGAGGATTATGATATTACCGTACAAGGGCCAAGGACAAACCGAAGGTGGTATTGTTCTAACGAGTGAGACTCGTGAAAGACAGCAGATAGGAACGCTGCTTGGCTACGTACTAAAAGTCGGACCACAAGCGTACGACGGAGAAAGATTTTCTACTGGCCCTTGGTGTAAACCAGGAGACTGGGTATTGATCGGAAGATACTCAGGATCAAGGATACAAATCGAGGGCGGAGAAATAAAACTGTTGAATGATGATGAAATCATCGCAACGGTTCCAGACCCAGAAGCAATTCTGCATCAATTTTAATAACCATGGAGAACGACCATGCCTGAGCATAAACTAAATATGAATGCTGCCGAGGAAACAGTACAGTTAGATGATACTGGTCCTGAGGTAGATGTTGATATAGACGAAGGGGGAGCTTTACCTATAGATCCTCAGCAACCTGTTAAGCCTGTACTAGGTGACGAGGGAGCTGCGGAAGTAGTACCAGAGCCAGAACCCGAAGAAGCAAAAGCCGATGAACACGAAGAATACAGTAAAAGTGTAAAGAAACGTATTGATAAGCTTACTGCTAAATTAAGAGAGGCCGAACGAAGAGAGCAAGCAGCAACGCAATTTGCCGAAAACGTAAAGAAAGAAAACGAATCACTAACGCAACAAAAAACAAATTTAGATAGTAACTACATTGTAGCCGAGGCCAACAGGATTTCAGCTGAGACCGAAGCAACAAAGAATCTTTTAAGAAAAGCTAACGAAGAAGCAGACATCGATGCACAGACGAACGCACAACAGAAACTAGCAGCTCTTGCTGTTGAAGCTCAACGCGTACAAGCTTTGAATCAAGAGCGCACTGCACAAGCAGCGCAAACAGAACAGGTTACACAGAACATACCAACGGAGCCTCAGCCACAGCCTCAAAAGTATTCTGAACCAGATCCTAAAGCCCAAGCATGGGCAGAAGAGAACCCTTGGTTCGGAAACGATAAAGCTATGACTATGACTTCGTTTGCTTTTCATGAAGATTTGTTGTCAGAAGGGTTTGACCCAGCAAGCAATGAATACTATGATGAGATTAATAATAGGATTCGAAACGAGTTTCCTCATAAATTTAATGATGAAACTCAGACGAGCCAACCCGCTCAGACGGTAGCACCCGCAAAGCGAAGTGCAAAACCAGGGCGCAAAACTGTGAGACTCACACCTTCACAGGTTGCAATAGCAAACAAATTGGGTGTGCCTTTAGAAGAGTATGCGAAATATGTTGAATAACGTGGAGCAACGTAAATGACTGACAATAATAAAAATACTGACGAAAATCGTCAACCACGCGAAGCCCAAACTCGCGAAAAACAAGTAGCAAGAAAACCTTGGGCTCCCCCGTCTGCTTTAGACGCACCTACACCTCCCGAAGGCTACGTTCATCGTTGGGTAAGACTAGAAATCAGAGGACAAGACGATCGTAAGAACGTTATGTCTAAAATGAGAGAAGGATGGGAACCTGTGAGAGCAGATGAATATCCTGACTTCGAGTCTCCAACAATCGATGATGGTAAGTTTGAAGGTGTGATAGGCGTTGGTGGTTTAATACTATGTAGGATTCCTATCGAGACTGTACAGGAAAGATCTGAATACTTTGCAACTAAAACGCAAAGCCAGATGGATGCTGTAGATAACGATATGATGAAGGATGGTACACACCCCAGCATGTCTATTAATAGACCAGACAGACAGTCGCGCGTAACAATTGGTGGAACTCAAGGTTCGTCAAACAACTAAGAGTTCTTTATAATAATTCTTGTAAATTAGAGAAAGAATATGGCAAATGTAGATAAAGCCTTTGGGTTAAAACCTTATAAAGGCCTCAATGTCGGTTCAGCCGTTCAAGAAGCTAATAAATATAACATCAATCCATCAGGATATGGTACAAGCATCTTCCAAGGTGACTTAACTATATTTAATGGAGGATACATCGAAAGATCAGCAGCTGGTTCTGCTAATAACGTAGGTGTGTTATCGCATGTTTTTTATACAGCTACTGACGGAACTCCTACCTTTAAGAATTACTATCCAGCATCTACAACGGCACTTGGCGGCGGAGACATAGAGGCTTATATCTATGATGATCCCAATCAATTGTTTGTTGTTCAGGCGGATGGTGCTTCGACTATTGCAGCTATCGGCAGAAATGCAGATACTGATGGTATTGGTGGCAGTACAACAACTGGCGTAGCTACTCGCGAGCTCGACTCTAGTACACTAGCAACAACAGCAGCACTTCAGCTAAAAGTTGTGGGCGTAGTTCAAGATGATAAAAACGGAGACCTTTCAAGCAATAATGCGAACTTAGTTGTTCTCATTAATGAACATGCTTATAGAGGTCCTGTTGCAGGAACATAGGAGTAATTTAGATGGCAATTTCCAGAGGACAATTAGTCAAAGAGTTACTTCCAGGTCTAAATGCATTATTTGGTCTTGAGTATGATAGATATGAAAACGAACATGAAGAAATTTTTGACGTTGAAAACTCTGATCGTGCTTTTGAAGAAGAAGTAATGTTGACAGGCTTTGACCAAGCACCTGTTAAATCAGAAGGAGCAGGCGTAGCGTTTGATTCAGCCCAAGAGGCTTTCACGTCACGTTATACCCACGAAACCATAGCTTTAGCGTTTAGCATCACAGAAGAAGCAGTAGAGGATAACCTATATGACCGATTATCGGCCAGGTACACTCGTGCGCTTGCAAGAAGTATGTCAAACACTAAGCAAGTCAAGGCAGCAGCTGTATTAAATAATGCATTCAATTCAAGCTTCGCTGGCGGAGATGGAAAAGAACTTTGCGCAACAGATCACCCAACTGTGGGCGGTCCTAATTTGAGCAATGAACTTTCAACATCTGCGGATTTAAGCGAAACTTCACTTGAACAAGCATTAATTGATATTGCAGCTTTCACTGACGAACGTGGTTTGAAAGTAGCTCTACAAGGAACGAAATTAATCATTCCTAAAGAACTACAATTCGTAGCTGATAGAATATTGGAAACTCCAGGCAGAGTTGCCACGTCTGATAATGACATTAACGCCATGAGAAACATGGGTATGATCCCTGAGGGATATACAGTTAATCACTATCTGACTGACACTGATGCTTTTTTCATTAAGACTGATGCACCGAACGGATTTAAAATGTTTAATCGTTCACCAATCAGAACTTCAATGGAAGCGGATTTCGATACAGGTAATGTTAGGTACAAAGCTAGAGAAAGATACAGCTTCGGATTCTCGGATCCACGTTGCGTCTTCGGTAGCCCAGGAGCATAACACTCGATTAGTTTAATGGAACCCTGCTGGGGGTTTCTTACTCAACCCAGCAACCTTATCTTTTCTACACATTTCTATTTTTTTCTGATACGATAATCTCATACCGAGATAATTTGTTATACCAACTGACTCGGCAGACTTACTCCAAGATGGTGTAACACATTTAGTTAGGAGAAAAATATGGCTAAATCAACATTTTCAGGACCAGTCAGATCTTTGGCTGGATTTATATCAGCAGGTAGTACATCGTTTGTTAGCTTGACAGCTGACACTTCGCTTACAGTAGCTGCACACGCAGGTAAAGTATTAACTACTAATGATGCGGATGGTAAATTTACTTTACCTTCAATCGTAGCAACTACTCCAAGTGACTCTACTGATCCAAACCAACTTAATAACATAGGTGCAACTTTCTACTTTATTGTAGAAACAGCTGCTACTGATATGGATATATTAACGGATGGAACAGATAAGTTTGTAGGTGGCCTTTACACTGGCGTAACTAACGCTACAGGTAAAACATTTATATCTGGTGCTTCTAATGATGTAATCACTATGAATGGATCAACTAAAGGTGGACTAGCTGGTAGTATCGTAAAAGTTACTGCAATGGCTTCTGCAAAATATGCAGTTGAAGGTATTATCTTAGGTTCAGGAACTTTAGTAACACCATTTGCTGACGCTTAATAGGAGACTAATATGAGTTCAGATGTAAAAGCATCCGTTCCTTTAACTAGCTCAGGAAGACTTCAAGGCTTTATTGGATCTTCTGGAGCTGGGAGTGCGACTAATTTAGGCTCACTAAGAATACAATCTGTACAAGCTCAATCTAGTGCTGCTGATGCACAGATCATCATATACGATGGTTCTAGCGCAAGTAGCACTAGGATAATAGCTCAATTTAAGTTTGGTTCTGCAGCGAACGAATCTTTCGATCACTACATACCAGGCATGGGCTGTCGTTTTACAGAAGGGGCTTATGTAGCTTTAACCAACTGCGACTTTTTTGTTGCATACTACAATTAAGGATTAGATATGTTTAAGAAGACTAAAGGTTACGCTCAAGGTGGTAAGAAAGCCAAAGGCTATGGAATGGGCGGCGGGGTTACGAAAACCAAAGGTTATAAAAACGGCGGTAAAGTCGCTGGTGGTCAAATGTCAACCAAAGGCTATAGAATGGGCGGTGTAATCGCTATGAATACCAAAGGTAATAAAAAAGGCGGGAAGAAAGGCGGAAAGCCCTAAGTGGCCTATCTACATAGCAACATACCCCACTTTAAGTGTTGGGTAAGGAAAGAGTACACTCACAACCACGAACGGTTTCATGGCGAGTTTTTACACGCCATGGCCGTGGGTGTCACAACAATGCCTTGTAGATGTCTTAGTTTTCAAATTATTTTTACAGGTGTTCCTTCCGAAGAACAGGAAGAACAAGGAATGGAAAACGTGTACGGCGGTGCAATGTGGGCCAGAATGCCTATCACTGCTTTAGTCGGAGACACACCGTTTGTCGAATGGCCAGAACCTATGGCTGTACACGACGCTCAACCTTGGGATTGTTCGTCTCACAATCATGCAGTTTATGTTATAGATAGAGCTACGCCGTGTCCTTGGTTAGCTAAGATAGGGGGAGAAATGTACCCAGCT